CGCTGACCCTGCGCCAGCCCGCCCAGCGGCTCACACAACGCAAAGTTCTCCAGCGGCAGCAGCTGCACAAAGTCCAGATCGATCTGTTTGGTGCCTGCGGTGGTAAATTCCAGCCAGGCTTCCAGCCGGAAGGCGCTGTACGGAGTTACCGAAGTACGCACCGGCGGAAACACGGCAGGCAGAACCTGCAAATGCTTCGCTGCATCCAGCAGGTGCTGCGGCGATTGATCCAGCACCGCACCGCTGTCTGGCTCGACGATCTTCCAGCGCCAGCGCACCCCGGCGGGCGGCAGGCTGTGCAGGCGCATCGCCGGGCGAAAGCCGCGCCCTGCCAACCAGGCCAACTGCGCCCCGCTCAAAGTCCAGCTGAGCACATGCGCTTCCACCACCGCTGTCCATTGAAAGTTCTGATAACCCGCATTCCCGGCTCCCGCATCGACTAGCACCTGTGACGCGCTGCAATCGGGCCCCGGGACGGCATCTTCCCCTTCCAACACATGTTGAAATTCTCCGTTTGCGTCCCACAGACTGGACCCTCCTGCCAACACGATTCTGCCCAGCCGGCGCGCAGGGCTGCTGCCGGTTTCCAACCTGAGGACAGCCTGGGCAGGCTGTGTCCCGGCAATGTCGGCAGCCTGCACATTCACAAAGTTGACATGCGCGGCGTCAAAATGGTTGTGCACGGTCAGGCCATCGATGATCCCCGATCCATTCGGGTTATACAGCGGCAGCGGAACCGCTTCCTGTGCCAGCCAATTCTGGCGGGTCAGGTGCAGCCGCAATCCCTGGAACCCGCGGACGCGGTCGGCAGTACCGCCGCCCAGCAGTTCCAACCGGCTCTGCTCCACCCGTGCACCTACAGGCTGCCCGCGCTCGGCAGTCTGCATCCACAAATAAAGCGGTATCTGCCCCCCGCGCGCCAGAGTCAGGCGCACCTCCAGGTCGGTTATGAAGTCCCAGATGCCCGCGCCGCGGCATTCCAGATCGATGATCTCCTCTACCAGCCCGTCCGGCAGCCGGACAGGCTGCGTTTGACGGCGCACAGCCCGCACCTGCTCAGCGCGGTTAGCCCCTAACAGCACCAGGGCATTCTGCTGGTCAGCGTCAGCCAAAAACAGGCTCAACATTGGTTCACCCTCCTTCACTTTCCAGTTCACCGGGCAGTTTCCAGCCTGGTTGGAGCAGGTCGCTGCCGTCCGGATAGGGTGCGGCAGGTGCGGTTTGCAGTTCTGAAATACGCAGGCGGGCCAATGCGGTCAGGCCATCCACAAAGCGCTGCATCAGTGCTGCCGAAACCGTCAGCGCAGTGCCCGGTAGGCCCGGGTCAAAGTTGAAGGCGTCCACCCGGTCGGCAGCACGGCTCAACATGGCGTAGGCTGCCGCGCCCCGCACCAGCAGGTCGAACCACTCAGGCGGCAGGCTGGTGACGGCCGCGCCGCCCAACCCGTCCACGCTGTAAGCCTGCCCGGCAGCCTGACGCAAATCAGCCAGCGCCTGCAGCAGGGCCTCCTGCAATTCGGGGGTATCCCAGACCGCGCCGTCTGCGTCCACCAGGGCGTTTCGCAATCGCAGGATCAGAGTGTCGCTGTCGCTCATGGCAGCCTCAATTCCGGGTGGGCATTCCACAGCAGGTGCAGTTTCTCGCTATCGCTCAGTTCTTCAACTGGCGCGGTCTCTTTTCCGCACCAGGCGCGCAGCTGCGACTCGCTGCCGTTGAAGAAATCCAGGTCGAGCGGGGTAGGGCAGCCGGGCAGCATAAAGCGGTCGCCGCTGAACTGCCAGAACTGCCACGCGCCGACACCGGGCGGCAGGTTCGGTCCGCTGATTTTTGGCAGGTGTTCTCGGATAAGCTTTTCCCAACTTACGTTTACCCGCCCGCGTGCATAGGGGTAATGCGCCAGCCACAGCGGCCAGTCCGGCAGCCAATCCTGCATGGGTTCGGCGTAAGTCTGCACAAAGCTGGCGCGTGTATAGATCAGCACCTGCTTTCCGCTGCGCTGCCGCAGCATTTCGGCTGCCTCTCGGGCACAGCCGCTGATGCGGTCCTCCTGGATCACGCGCACGATGCGGTGCTCGGTCCACTCCTGCCAGGACTGCCAGTACTGTTCAACGTCCAGCGCGGCAAAGTCAAATTCCAGACCGCTGCAGGTGTTCAAGAAATGATCCACCTGGCGCTCTGGGGGCTGGGTCGGATCGACCCAGTGGTACACGCCGGTCAGCAGCCCTGCCTGGTGTGCACCGTCGAAATGCGCACGCAGCAGTGGGTCGGCAATCGCCGTGCCCTGGCTGGCTTTAATAATGGCAAAGGTTGTCCCGCCTTTACGCAGTGTTGGCCAATCGACCGTCCGCTGCCAGCGGCTGACATCCACACCCAGTGCATTCATAATCACTCCTTTCTCCTGTTAACCATCCACCGGCTCTCACCTTTTTTGAGGATTGGGGCGGTGCGTACCGTGTATGGTCGCATCGGTTTAGGTTGTGTGTCATCACCCTCCCATGCCTCCCCCATTATTGATAGTTTGTGTAGGGTGCGTACCGTATGTGTACGCACCGTATTGGTGATTTTCATTCTTGCCTTCCCTTGTCTCCCCCATTTTTGATTTAAAAAATGAGGGAGACGGATCCTGGTAAGGGGCTGGATGGGCATGCGCAACCCTACAACCGTTAGCGTTTACTCCAGCGCCACCACAAATTTCATACCGTTTACCGCCAGCAGAACCACGCTGCCGTCAGGCCGCAGCGACCAGCTGCGTAACTGTTCCGTATCGATTCCCAGGCGCCGGGCGGCTTCCGCTGCAAAGGGCGGCAGGTCTTGCAGCAGGCTGGTGTCGGGTTTACTCCTGACGCGGCTCACGATTGCCCTCCGTACTGCCGGCCTTAATCCCGGCATCCTCGATAGCTACGCCGGTGGAGTACACAGCAAGCGCCGCGATGACCGCCTGAACCGCCTGCCAGGTGTCAATCTGCCCGCTGCTCAGCCCGGCTGCCACCGCAGCCAGTGCTGCCATCAGCGCCCAGAACTTTCGCGAACGGAGTACCTTTTGGATTTGCTCCCAGATCGTCATGTCAACCTCCTTTTCTGGTAGAGACGCGCAGTGCGCGTCCGGAATTTTGTGGGAAACGACTTTAACATCCCTGAGCGTAGCGATCGCGAAGCATCCTGGGAGGAAAGGGACTGTGTCGTTCCGTACAGTGCCGTTCCAAATACGATCAGACTTCCGTGTCGTTTCGAATCCCAATTCTCCAACCATTGACACCTCCCTGAGTTCTACGTCGCCACGTTGGACTTGTACAACGGACGGTGATCGGCTACGAACACGCTCACCCAGTGGCGTACCTTCATGCGCAGCTCGTCATTGGTGAACAGCGCTCCGCTGGTCTCGCTGTCAGAGATATAGATTTCCGGCATCAGACCAAAGCGCTCGCCCAGGATGATCGCCGGCGCCAGCTTCGGGTCGGCGGCTGCCGCCCAGTCGGTGGCGTCGCTCATTTCCGGGCAGGTGATCACGTCGCCCATCTCACCGCGCTGCAAATTCTCAGAGAAAATACTCGCCTCGCGCTCGAAGGACGGGTAGAGCAGCCGCATGGCAGTCAGGCGCAGGGCCCGCGGCACGATCAGGTAGCGCGCATCCAGCGCCAGCTTAGGCGCCGTGCCGCCAGCCTTGACCAGCATGGGCTGGTTGTAGATGGCGCTGCTGGCAGCCTCCCAGGCGGCTGAATCCAACGCTGCCGTACCCAGGTTGGCATGGTTGGGGATGTCAAACACGTTGTGCGTGTCTGCCATGACAGGACCCACCCCGGCGTTGGCTGTGAACACTTCACCCACCAGGGCAGAGATACGCCGCATAGCTGCCGACGCCAGCTTGTAGGGGTATTGGCGCAGCTTGTGGGTCTGGTCGCGCTCGAACATCTCCAGCGTCAGTCCCACATATCCGCCGTACTTGCCCCAGGTGCCCACCTCGGCCGAATCGTCCAGGCCAAGCTCGGTATAGGGGTCGCCTTCCGCCACCGACGGCAGCACGGTCACTTCGCCCACCAACACGCCGGTGATGTCATGCAGGCTGGTGAAGTGCTGCACCGAGACCACTGGCTCCCACCAGCGGTAGCCGCTGCGCCCCAACTCCTGCCAGCCCATCACCACCAGCTTGTTGAGCGCATTCTTGAGCAGTCCGGGCAGGTCGGATGTGGCGGCGAACTGCGCACGCCGGGCATCGAAGCCGCCCTTGAACTCCACATCGCCGGTCATCAGCGTATACAGCTCGCGGATGCCGGTCAGCTTCTGCACCTGCAGTCCATTCAATTCTGCTGGACGCTGGGCGCCCAGCAGATCGTGCACCGCAGCATTGACCTGGTCCTCACCGGAGAACAACCCGTGGATGCGCCCGGGTCCCTGCACCACTGCAGCCCCGGTCAGTTCGCTCAACAGTGCGCGGCTGTCTTCAATCGCACTTGCCACGTCCTCGGGGTCAAATTCGCGCCCGGCGAGCTGCCTGCGCACGTTTTCACTCAGGGCTGCCGGCAGGTGTGCTTCTGTCAGGCTGGTTTCCAGGATCATATTTCTCAAGCCATGGTTCACTTTTGTAAGCGAGTCGTGCAGCGCGTCCTCAATGTGGATTTCAGCGTTTTCTTCCATTTGAAAATTTCCTTTCGTTGATAAACTGGTTGTTTTTTGATACAGTGCCCGTAAAAATTGACCGCCTCGGGCCGGGTCGAGTACCAGATCGACGCTCAGCACCCGCAGAATGCGGGTCACCTGCCGCCCGTTGGCCTCGAAAACCACATCCGCCGAGAATCCGACCGCCGGGTGCGGGCTATCGCCCAGCATGGCCTTACCCAACTCACTCAACAGTGCGCCGGCTGGACCCACCGGCTTGACGCGCAGCGCCACGCCCTGCCGGGCGGTATCGAACTGCGGCGAGTGGCATACACCCGCCAGATCGCGCAGGCTGCGACCCTCCCAGGCGTGATCGATGAAGCACTCGCTGCCGTCCCACAGGGCCAGCGACTCCGCCAGGACCTGCGGGCTGAAGTGCCAGCCGTTGCCCTCCCCGGCAGTGATTGCCAGGATTTCGAACTCTCCTTCCGACGGGCTGGCTTCGAGCTGCATACGCCCGCTGTGCACCTCCAGCCCACTTTGCTTGTCTGCCATACTTCCTCCTTATTCCCAGTTTGGTTCGCCGGTGGTCAGATCCACCATACCAGCGGTTTTTCTGCCGCGTTTGGGCTTGACCTGCTGCGCCGCCCCGGCTTCGCGGCCGCGCTCCAGCAGCGTGGAAACATCTGCCACCTCGCCAAAGAAGCGGTAAGCCACCCGCAGCATCTCGGCATCATCGATCAGCCCGCGGTCACGCAGTTCAGTCAGCGCCGCCATGATGTGGTTGGCTGCCATGCCCAGCGCCACGTTGTCGCGCGCCGATAGGTCGGCGCCGTGTACCTCAATCGGCGATTTGGGGTTCACCCGCCTGTCCACCCAGGCGCGCCGGTTGAGTGCCGTCTGAAGCACGTCGCGCACCAGCCACAGGAAGAAACTTTGGCGCTGCTCGAAGCGCCGGTAGGTCGGTCCGCCGGCCGCCTCAGCCGTGGTGCGCGTTGAGGATTCCGGCTCTGCCAGGAAGTGCAAGGGCACGCCGGCTCCAGCAGCAATCATCTTCTTAAGCGCCAGGCCGTCGGTGTTGGCCTCACCCGATTCCAGCTTCGGCGCGATCACCTGCCAATCCTCGTGCTCGTTGGTTACCAGGATCGATCCGGGCGTCGGCGGGGCAGCGTTTAACCGCTGTTGGCGTGTCAGCCGGTCGGCCTCGGTTGAAAATCGGCTTTTGACCAGGTACAGGAAAGCCGTGCGGAAGCGGTTCAATCTGGCGCGGTCCTCCAGCCAGTTGGCGTAACGGCTCAACCAGCGCAGCAGAGGTGCCAGGTCTGGCTCGCCCCACTGCGCGCCAGCCGGACGGTTGATGGCGTAGTGCAGCATTACCGGCGGAAAGCTGCCATCTGGCCCGGGTGCATCCTCGCGCGGATTGTACGCATTCCATGGGACTGGGTTCATCTGCTCGAGGGTGACGCGCGGCAGGAACTCCAGCGGCTGCTCGATGTCATTAGCCCGCGAGCGGATCTCAGCAATGTCGGCGGCAGGCACCGCCCGCACGTAGCTCATGCCGGATGCATCGGTGGTCAGCAGCACAAACAGGTTGCCGCTGCGCGTCAGCTCGTCGCACCACTCGAACCCGCGCACCGCCATACGGTTAAGTGGATGGTCCCAGAACGCCTCCAAAAAGCGTGCGGTGGCTGCATGCCGGCACTGGAGGGCGATCCCGCCGCCTACCACGTACTGCGTGGTCAGCTCAACCAGACGGCGTGCCAGCGGATTGACCCGCCAGGCTTCCAACGTTTGTTCAAGCACCTCCTGGCGGTTAGGCAGCAGGCGGTCGCGCTCGCTCGCGTTTGCACCGGTACCCAGCAGGAAGGTGGCATCCGTCTCGGCTGCCAACCCGGCGCGTACCTGCCGCCGGATCTCTGCCCCGAATATGCGCTTTACTGCGCCAGTCCAAAAAGTTGTCTTCATAAAGCTCCTTTCCGCGGATCAAAATCCGCTGTCCAATTCCTGCAGAGGGTCAACCGCTGGCACCACCAGCGCCGGGGCAGCCTCGCCCCAGGGCTGCTCATCTAGCACGGCGCACAACGCCGCCGAAAGCAGCAGGTCGTCGTGCAGTGGCTCGCCGCTAGCCAGGTCGCGCATGCCGTCGGGTACGCCCCAGCCCATTCTTTTGTCCGGTCCCGGCAGGATTTCATACTGGCAAAACTCGAGTTGGCGTTGAAAAGTCCCATCCAATCCCTGCGGCAGGCCGGCAGGTTCCTGCCAGCGGCCGCTGTCCACCACGCTCAGAAAGTCCCAACCCAACTTGCTCTTACTGGCCGTATTGAAGGTGAACGGCAGCACCCTGCCGGGCAGAGCGCGCTTCAAAAAACCCGCCAGACCGGCCCCCACACCGGTGGCATCCACCACCAGCCAGCGCGCATGCCAGGCATTGCACAACCCAACCAGCTCCTCGAACAGATCGGCGTGACGCAATCCCACCCACTGACGGCGCATCACCACGCGGTAGGTAGGTGCGCGCAGCTGGGGGTCCTGGCAGGTGCTCAGGTCCACCTCGACGACTGTCAGCGCGGTGGCATCCCGGCCCGGCGAGCGCAGCGCCCAGGACGCCGGGTCGCCGCCCTGCTCGGCAGCCTCATCCTCGCCAGCCACATCCAACAGCAAGGCGTAGGTACGCCCGGGAACAGGCTGATCGGACGCGGCATGGCTGCCCTGCATGCGCTGACGGCGCTGCGGTGGGAACATGCCGCCTTCGGCATCGATCTCCTCGCTAAAGTATTGGGTGCGCACCATGGGATGACTGCGCCCCAGCCGGGCTATTTGAGCCGCCACAAACCTGCCGTAAGCCGGAACTTCGGCTGCTACCCGTTCTGCATCGATGCGGAAAACACGCCGGATTTGGTCGCGCCGCTCGGCTTCCTGCGCCGCGCGCAGTTCGCGAGCCAGCAGCGTGCGGCTGGTCCAGGCAGTGCCCCAAAAAACGCGGGTTGCGTTGGTCGAAGCCGCCATCGGCGCGATGTCCTTGTCAAACTTCTCGATTTCGACATCCTGGGCTTCGTCCACCTCCAGCAGAGCGCTGGCGGTGGCTCCCACGATGTTGGATTCTGGTGCACCGCTCAGGAAGAATATACGCGCCCTGCCCAAACGGAAAATGTAGCCCGACTCGCGGCTCCATTCGCGGCGGGTCACGGCGTTGCGCTCGAGTACGCGCTGCAGCCGGCGCATGGCGTTGATCGACTGCGGGCGCCAGGTTGGCGAGACCTTGATGATCTCTGCCTCAACCTCCTGCAGATACGCCAGCAAGTAGGTCTCCAGCTGCGCCTGCAGCTCA